GGTCAAGGCGATGCATTCTTTGTTACAAATGGTAATACAGGTGCAGGTGAAACTTATATTTGTAACACAGTTGGAACAATTACATTTGGTACAACCGCAATTACATTTGCTCAAATTAGTGACTCAACATTGTATACTGCTGGCACTGGATTATCTCTTACTGGTACTGAATTCAGTATCAGTAATACTGCGGTAACTACAGGCACATACGGTGGCGCAGATGTAGTAAGTACTATTGCAGTTAACCAACAAGGTCAAATAACATCTGCTTCTAATACAGTAATTCAAGCTAACGCCGCAAACTTGAGTGGTACAACATTAAAATCAACAGTTGTTAACAGTAGTTTAACAAGTGTTGGTACTTTGAGTACGTTAACTGTTTCAGGTAATGCAAACGTTGGTAATATTGGCGCTACAAATGGTGTATTTACAAATGTTTCAGGTAACGGTTCAGCATTAACTTCTATTACTGGTGCTAACGTAACAGGTGCAGTAAGTTTTGCAACAACAGCTAATGCAGTAGCAGGTGCTAACGTAACAGGTGCAGTAAGTTTTGCAACAACAGCTAATGCAGTAGCAGGTGCTAATGTTTCAGGTCAAGTAGGTAACGCATTAGTTGCAGGTACAGTCTATACAGCTAGCCAATCTAATATTACAAGTGTTGGTACATTAATTTCATTAACAGTTAGTGGTAATATTAGTGCAGGAAATGTGAATGCTCCTACTTTCGGTACCCATGCAGGTGCACATAACGGTACAGTTGGTGCTACTACTGCAAACACCGGTGCGTTTACCACAGTAAGTGCTACAGGTCAAATAACAAGTACAGTGTCCGGAGGTACTGCCCCGTTCGTTGTTACATCAACTACACAAGTTGCTAACTTGAATGTTGCGACAGCAGGCGTCGCAGGTTATGTAACAGCAGCCGCACAGAGTAACATTACTAGTGTAGGCACATTGTCTGGACTAACAGTAACATCAACTATTACAGGTAATATTACAGGCAGTGCAGGTACTGCAGGTACTGCGGGCACAGTAACAACAGCCGCGCAAGGTAACATTACAAGTGTCGGTACATTAACAAGTTTAGGTGTAAGTGGCAATATTACAGCCGCAAATATTACAGCAAACAGTGGTGTGTTTACAGGTAATGGCAGTGGTTTAACTGCGTTGAACGCAAGCAACATCTCAAGTGGTACATTGGCACAAGCAAGACTAAGTGGTACATACAATATCACAGTAAATGGTAGTGCAACAAGTGCAGATACTGCAGGTACTGTAACAACAGCCGCACAACCTAACATTACAAGTACAGGTACATTGTCTAGTTTAACAACTAGTGGTCCTATATATAGATCAGGTGGATTAAGCGGTTACTTAAATGGTACCTACCCATTAGCAGACAACTCAACTACTACTAACCCTATCTATACTATCGGCGGTCCATATGTGCCAACAAGTACTACATTGGGAACAATGTATGGTATAGGTTATGCATATTCTACAGTAGTAGGCGGGTCATCCGGAGCTCCAAGTGCACTTTGGGGATTGTACGTAGCTAGTAATGGAACAACTAGAGCATTCATATCAGGTGACAACGGTTATTATTATGGTGCTGGCGTTCAGACGCAAGTGTTGACTACTGGTGCTAATACAACGGCCGGTACTGTAACAGGTAACTGGACATTGACTGCAGGTACTAAGTGGAATGCTTCATACGCTGACTTGTCAGAAAAGTATATTGCTGATGCTGATTATGGTCCTGGAACTGTTCTAGTATTTGGTGGTGAACATGAAGTCACTATCTCTACTGAAATGAATACTACCCGTGTTGCAGGTGTTGTAACAACTGATGCGGCGTACACGATGAACAGTGGATTAGAAGCTGAGTTCATTGCTGATATTGCTCTACAAGGTCGTGTACCGTGTAAAGTTATCGGTCCTGTATTCAAAGGTGATTTGTTAGTAGCAGCCGGCAACGGCCACGCTATTGCTAACAACGAAGCACGTGCAGGTACAATCATTGGTAAATCACTAGAAAACTTTAATGAAGCTTCAGGTGTCATTGAAGTAGCTGTTGGCCGATTCTAATACAATTTCACACTCGTACTTTGATAATGATAAGTACGAGTGTGATGAATGTATTCCAATTAAATTACGAAACCAGACTACAATCCTGGTATGATCTAAGACAATCTCTACAGAACGCAGATACACAAACCAAATGTATAGAAATAGACAAGTGGTGGCAATCAGCACCTTTGGTTAACCATTACTTGCATCCTCATGAAATCTCACAATGGCCTGGACCATGGGAACTGTTGAATGATAATGAATACTGTCAACTAGCTAGAGGTTTGGGAATGATATATACATTGTTATTATTGGGTGTAGATGATATTGACTTTCGCTTAGGAACCGACGATAATAGTGAAGATGTTGCCTTAGTCTTAGTTGACCGCGCAAAATATGTGATGAATTACTGGCCTGATATGGTAGTAAATATCAATCTGACAGAATTTAAGTTAACCAATACACTAGACATACAAGAAATAAAGAAGAAAATATAATATGAAAATTGACGTTATAAAAAGAAACGGGTCTAAAGAACCACTAACTATTGAAAAATGGCAAGCTCAAGTAGCAAAAATATGTAAGGGCATAGCTGATGTTAGCCCGTCAATGGTGGAGATTAAGAGCCAATTGCATTTTTATGATGGTATCTCTACTCGTCAGATTGACGAAATTACATTACGTGCTATCGTGGATTTGATTGATGTTGAGTCAAATCCCGAAGTTGGTCATACCAACTATCAATATGTAGCAGGTAAACAGCGTTTATCTATGCTACGTAAAGACGTATATGGTCAGTATACTCCTCCCAGTCTTTATTCTATTATAAAGAAAAACGTAGAAACTGGTCTTTATACTAGTGAATTACTAGAGTGGTATACAGAAGAAGAATGGAACAAGATGGATTCGTTCATTGACCATTCTAAAGACGAACAATATAGTTATGCCGCTATTGAGCAACTGATTGAGAAGTATCTTGTTCGTAATCGTTCCACAAAGGAAATTTATGAAACACCGCAAATCAGATACTTGGTTGCAGCCGCAACGATCTTTCACAAAGAAGAACCTCTGGCAGCACGTATGCGACTCATCAAAGAGTATTACACTGCGGCTAGTGACGGCTTGTTCACGTTGGCTACGCCAGTTTTGGCAGGACTTGGAACTCCCACTAAGCAATTTAGCTCTTGTGTATTGATTCGCAGTGATGATGATTTAGATTCAATCTTTGCTTCAGGTGAAATGATGGCCAAGTATGCTAGCAAACGTGCTGGTATTGGTTTAGAGATTGGTCGTCTGCGCCCACTAGGATCTCCTATTCGCGGTGGCGAAATAATGCACACTGGTATGATTCCGTTCTTAAAGAAATGGTTCGGTGATCTACGTTCATGTTCACAAGGAGGCATTCGCAATGCATCTGCTACGGTTTTCTATCCCATATGGCATCATCAATTTGATGACCTTATTGTGCTCAAAAACAACCAGGGCACAGACGAAACAAGAGTCCGCTTCATGGATTACGGTGTGGTGCTTTCTGCATTCTTTTGGAGACGATTCAAGAATAAAGAGAATATTACCTTCTTTGACCCTAATGAAGTGCCAGACCTATACGAAGCCTTCTATACGAATACAGCGTTGTTCGAAGAACTATATGTTAAGTATGAAAAACGCAAGGATCTCCGCAAGAAAACAATGAATGCAGAAGATGTATTCAAAGGCGGCATCTTAAAAGAACGCACTGACACAGGTCGTATCTATCTTGTCTTTATTGACAACGTGATGAATCAAGGGCCATTTGATCCTGAGTATCATACAATTTACCAGAGTAACCTTTGCTGTGAAATCCTATTACCTACTAAGTCTTTTAAACGTCTTGATGATCCCGATGGTCGTATCGCTTTATGTACACTTGGTAGCATCAACTGGGGAGCTTTCCGCAACCCAGAAGATATGCGTAGGGCTTGCCGTATTCTTCACCGTAGTCTTAACAATATTCTCGATTACCAAGATTTTCTTTCTATCCAGTCTAAGTTGAGTAATGACGAGATTCGTCCTCTAGGTATCGGTGTTACAAACCTAGCATATTGGCATGCCAAGCGCGGTATGAAGTACGGTGATAAAGATGCACTGCAAGAAGTTAAATCATGGATGGAGCATCAAGCATTCTACTTAACAGAGTCTAGTGTAGAACTTGCACAAGAACGTGGTCGTTGTGACAACAGTGACCAAACATACTATGGTAAGGGTATCTTCCCTTGGGAGCGTAGAGCAAACGGTGTCAATGAACTAGCAGATTTTACCCCTGAATTAAACTGGGAAGGATTACGTGCGTTGATGCGTAGTTACGGTGTCCGTAATGCTACACAAATGGCTATCGCTCCTGTAGAATCAAGCAGTGTAGTTATTAACTCTACTAACGGCATTGAAATGCCCATGAGTCTAATTTCTGTCAAAGAAAGTAAAGCAGGAAGTTTCGTTCAAGTTGTACCCGAATATCACAAGTTGAAGAACAAGTATCAAATGATGTGGGAACAAAAAGACTGCGATGCATATTTAAAAACATCAGCCGTACTACAAGTTTATATCGACCAGTCAATATCAACTAACACATTCTATAACCCTGCAAACTTTGCTGACAGAAAAGTACCTACAACATTGATTGCTAAGAACTTGATGCAAGCACATGTGTGGGGTATTAAGACATTCTACTATAGTTTGATTAATAAGCAAGGTAGTAAACAGCAAGCAGAAGAAGCCCCGGTAATGCTAGAAGCAATTGACTTTGATGATGAAGAATCATGTGAGTCATGTAAACTCTGAGAAACAACATGTCAAAACAACAATATAACCTAACAACTAAAACAGATTATTTGAATAGAAAAATGTTTTTGGACCCGGAAGGTCCCGTAACCATTCAACGATTTGAAGAAGTAAAATATAAAAAGATTGCAGACTTTGAAACAACAGCACGTGGTTTCTTTTGGGTCCCGGAAGAAGTTAGCCTTACTAAAGATGCTAATGACTTTAAAGATGCAAGCGATGCAGTCAAACATATCTTTACTAGCAATGTCTTACGCCAAACAGCACTAGATAGTTTGCAAGGCCGTGGCCCTACTCAGATTTTCTTACCTGTAGTTAGTCTTCCCGAACTAGAAGCATTGATGTTAAATTGGGGCTTCTTTGAAACAAACATTCACAGCCGCAGTTACAGTCACATCATTCGTAACATCTACAACGTGCCTAAGGAAGTGTTTAATACTATCCACGACACATCAGAAATCATTAGCATGGCAAGTAGTGTAGGTTTGTACTATGATACTTTACATCGTGTTAACTGCCGCAAAGAAATCGGGGAAGTTGTTACTGAGCACGAACATATCAAAGCAATCTGGATGGCATTGAATGCGAGTTATGCACTAGAAGCGTTCCGCTTTATGGTTAGTTTTGCCACTTCACTTGCAATGGTTGAGAATAAAATCTTTATTGGTAATGGTAACATCATTAGCTTGATTCTACAAGACGAACTATTGCACAAGGGTTGGACTGCATTCTTGATTAATCAAGTAATTAAAGAAGATCCAAGATTTGCCGCTGTTAAAGCAGAATGCGAAGCTGAAGTGTATCAACTGTACATGGATGTTATTCGAGAAGAAAAAGAGTGGGCAGACTACTTGTTTAAGTTAGGTCCTGTTATTGGATTAAACGCAACTGTATTAAAAGACTTTGTGGACTACACAGCAGCCGGAGCATTGAAAGAGATTGGCATACGTTACAACAGTACTGCACCCAAGACTACTCCTATTCCATGGTTCAACAAGCATTCTGACACAAGTAAGAAGCAGTCTGCACTGCAAGAAACTGAGTCAACTAACTATGTCATCGGTGTAATGTCTGACGCATTAGACTATGACTCACTACCTAACATTTAATAATGAATTATTCTGAATTGACTTGGCCACCGTTACCAAACGAAATGGAGATAGAATTAATAAATTTCTGTTCCAATCATCCTAATGAATCAGCACTACTTGCAAAATATCCGGACACACAGTTTTTTCAGTTCGATGCCCCGGATTATCTTAAGCAATGGGTGTATGAAAACATCACTGAAATTACAGAAGAAGATACTATTCAAGTGCAAATATGGAAACACACAGATTATGGAAATCGTCATCTAGACTTTAAGAGAGATTACAGTTACAATTATGTACTCATGGAACATCCTGGAATCACACGTTGGTTTGAAGATGACGGGACTTTCATTGAGTCAGTGAACTACCAGTATAAAAAATGGTACAAGCATATAGGTAGTGAAAAGTATCATGATGTAGTTAATGTAAATAATTTTAGACCAGCTATAACTATCTACAAAAGAAAAGACCCCTCAGCCACAACTGACACAAGACCAAGATTTTGGAAGGAAAAATAAAATGACAACAATTGTATGGAGTAAGTATCACTGCCCTTATTGCGATCAAGCAAAGGCATTGTTAAATCAAAAAGGTATCCAATTTGAAGAACGTAAAATTGGAGACGGATGGTCAAAAGAAGAATTGCTTGAAGCAATCCCAACAGCAAGAACAGTTCCCCAAATCATTATGAACGGTGAACTTATCGGTGGGTTCACTGAACTTAAACAAAAATTAACAGAAAGTAACTAATGCAAATAGCACTACAACCAGGTCAAGTATATACCTTCAAACTCAATTCAGGTGAAGAATTGATTGCTAAAGTAAAGCAAGCAGGAGGTGATTGGATTATTTTAGAAGAACCAGTTTCTATTGCACCTACACAGCAGGGTATGCAAATGATTCCTAGTGTATTTACCGCTGATCCGAAGGAAGAATTTAAGCTAAATACTAATAGCGTTGCTATTCTTGGTATTACAGACGATTCGGTTAAGATGAAGTACTTAGAAGCAACTACTGGTATCAAAGTACCAGATAAGAAACTAATTTTAGGATAATATGGCAAAATTAAGTCGCTTGGGGGATGCTAATCAAGTAGGTGGTAGGATAATGCGTGGTGCTAGTACTGTATTTGCTAATGGCATACCAGTAGGTCTTCACGTTAGTCAAATCACTCCCCATGCGCCTTGGGGAAAACCCCACCCACCTCATCGTGCGGCTATGACTACTGATGGTAGCCCTACTGTATTTGCAGAGAACTCACCTGTGTTAAGAGTGGGTTCAGGTAATACATGCGGTCATAGCATAGCTGAAGGCAGTACTGACACTTTTTGTCCGTAAATAATTATGGCAGATTCAGGTAAACAAAGTCCCTTAGGTGTAAACGTATTAGGATCTGTATTACAAAATACAGGTCTTAATATAAATCCAGTTGCGGCTGCGCACATGGGGCAAAGCAAAACATATGCTGACTATACATTTGGTACAGTAGTTCAAAACACTTGTCTTAGATTATTGACTTGGTCAATAAACGATGCATACAACCGAGGTGTCGTTACTGATGCGGTGTATGATAACTTGATAAGTATTGGCTTAGCAGTTAATAGTATAGCAACAGTAGGCATTACATCTACTATTGAACGTTTCACCGTGACTCATGG